CATGTTTTACTCCGGTTGTGTGGGCCACTGAACGCCCCAAGGGAACCCCGCTTGTGCGGTGATGTCACGCAAAGCCTGACGGTAAACAGCCCACTTGCTGCTGACATTATCGGGGATGTCCTTGCCCTGTGTCCAGTCAGTTGCGGCCAGTTTGGTGTTGCGCTCAGCACGCACTTGACCAGCCTTCTCCTCGTCGGGGATTTGCTCCACGGTGAAGACACGGTTGACCTGCTGGCCCTGCACGACGTACTGAGGACCAGCAAGGCGCTGACGCTCAGGGTTGTATGCAGGCTCGTCACCAACAATCGGAACCAAGCCGTTTGCCAGAGCGTCTTCCAAGGTCGAGCCTTGGGTGAACCGGACCCCGTTGACGACCGCTGGGAAGTCGATGTTGATGCGAGTGATCTCGCCGTTTTCAATGAGTGCGTACATTAAAGTTGTCCTCCATCCGTGATTGATCCAAACGTGGAATAGTCCCCACCAGTTCCTGAGTTGGTGCCGAACGATGTCGGTGGGAAGCGCATGTAGATCGCTGGGTTGGGAATCGCACCCGCTTCAATCTGCTGCGTCAAATTCACCGGGTTGCCAAACGCATCGCGAAACTTCAGGCGGTTGGCTTCTTGGGAAAAGTCGATGTATTCCGTGGCAAAGTAAAACTGAGACATCACACCGTCGCCAACCAGCGTGTAGCTTGAGCCATTCCATTGGCCGTTGATCGAACTTCTGTCTGCCGCGAAGTTGATGTTTCCGTTCGTGTATGTTGACCACGTTAATGTCAGCGCAGAGTTGTTCGTATACATGAACCTTTTTGCCGAGTCAGAAAGATCAACGCAAACAAATATGAACTGCGCGGACGCACTCCACCCAGACCCTGCTGTTGCGCTTAAAAGTTGTGTACCCGCTGAGTCACTTCCGGTAATTGAAATGTCGTTGGCCTCTCCCCTAAGCAGCCGAAACCGAACCGTCCCTCCGCTAGTCTGCGTAGTGAATACAGTTTGGTTTAAATTTGTTGAAGGGTAAATGTAAAAAACAAGACTGAACTTGTTGGAATTGGCAACAGAAAGGGCTGTTGTCCGTCTTAGTGTCCCGCCCCCGTTGAGCGCTGCTATATTCCCCCAAAACTCATTCGGCCCACGCGCACCTGTGTACGGGCCAGAGTTGACCGTGAAGTCGCCGCCAGTGCCGTAGTTGCGGCCAGCGTTGTTGCCGTACATGGGTAGGTAGATCAGAGGACTTGTGCCTGTTGGCAGTTCGCCAGTTGCACCAAGGTCTACAGGAGCTGCGTTGATGCCTGTGCCAGTAACAAACTTGGCGAGGTTGGCAGGGACAGACAGGTCAATGTAACTGGTGTTGAACCAGACTGCGCCGAGGCGACCATTGAAATAGTTCGAGGCAGTCCAAGCAGTGCGCCCGATGGCGTTAGTTGCCATCGTTAAATCTATTACATCGTTTATGTATGTTGCATAAGTTCCAGTATCAAGTGCCCCATTGATATAAACACCTCTACTAGAAACACTGGCTAGGTCTATCGAAAAAGTAATTACATAATTTCTACCGACAACAAATGTTGTTGTTGATGTGTAGCTCAATCGTTGCGAAGTAGCCGGGTTCCATCCTTGAATACGCAGTTTGTTTGAAGTGTTTATTTCAACCTGCAAGCCTGCTGATGAGTTGTCCGAAATATCTAAAACCCGCCCACTGACGGAATCGCAATTTAAGCAGCAGTGAAACGTAATTTGTTTCCCATCAGCAATCCCAGTGATACTTGTCCGACTTAACCAATCCGCACTCCCATCCAGATCACTGTACGGCGCGTTGTACTGATTCGGCCCACGACCAGAGCGTGCCACCACGCCAGTCAATGTGAAGTTACCGCCCGTGCCCGTATTCACGCCCGGAGCCGTAGGGTCGCTCATGGGCAGGTACAAGATCGGATTGAGCGCAGCTTGACCAAGAGCAGGCTTAAGGTCAGCGGTGACGAACAGGCGGCGGTTGGCGGTGATGCTCAAGTCGCGGTAGGTGTAATCCATGAACAGGTTTGACGCTCGGGTGGTAAGGCCCGGCCCCATAACATACCAAGTGCCAGTGCTTGCTCGGTCTACGTTTGTCGCTGTGTAAGTTGTCCAAGTAATTGATTGCTGAACATCATTAATGTAAACGTGCCGCTGTGCAGTATTTGATAAGTTAAGTGATACTAAAACGTGCGTCCATGTTTGTTGTGGGATTACGGCAGTAGTAAAGTTCAGTACGTTATTATCGCCAGTGTTCTTGCCATAAATTTGTATTGCGCCGCTTGTAACTTGAACAACAAGCCTGCTATTTCCATTGGTTAAAACGGCTCCAGCAGTGTCATTTAGCCATAGCCAAAAAGAAAACGTAAAACTCTGTCCGTCAGCATTACCTGTTAGATCAGACGTTTTCTCAAGAAAGTCACTCGTCCCATCAAAGTCGATGGCTTCGGCTTGTACCGCCGCAGAAACTGCCGATACACCAAAAGCGTCGTAGGTAGCAGCACCGGATGTTGATTGCAGCGGCATGGTTTAGGCCTTGAACTGGACGACAGAAGCCAACACTGTGAAGGTAGCGTTTGCGGTCTTGATGATCAGGTAGCGGTACGAGTCGATGCCGCTGGCGTTACCCGCTGTAGGAGCGCCGCCGATCCAGCGAGTCGTCACGCCAGAGGTTGTGCCATCCACCTGCACCACGTTGTTGAAGTAGGCCGTAGAGCCTTGAGTGACCAAGAAAGCCACAGTGACAGACTGACCAATCGCCAGCGCAGTGTTGAGCGTTGTACCGCTGGAGGCTCTCAAATTTACCGTCCAGTTTGCTGATGCGTTGGAGGTGTAGTACAACACCGACTGCGTGGTGATGTCGTAGTTGATCGTGCCTGTTGCTGCTGTGGCTGTGACCGTGGCAACTTCGGCGGCATCATTCAGCACAATGGCAAGTTTTGCGGATGTGCCCGTAAATGACTGCGTACCCGTAAAGGTGTTGTCAGCCGAGGTTGAAAATGCGGCAGCAGGCGTTGTCCAAACCGGTGCAGCCGTTGAGCCCCCCGAAGTCAGAACCTGACCGGACGTGCCGAAAGCAGGCGTTGCCCCAACACCAAAAGCACCAAGCGCGTTCAGTGTGACCGAAGGGGTGGTGCCGTTGACTTGGAACTGCAACGTGCCGTCGGTGTTGCCCGTGCTGCTCAGCGCGGTCGTGGTGGTTGTTCCTGCTGCAATGATCGACATGATGCTTCCTTAATTAAACAACCAACCAGCGCTGCCCTGCACTGACGGTAACAGTGTACGTGTCCGCAATCGTGATCGGCCCCACGGAAAATGCGTTTGTGCCCACGGGGATGACGTAGCTCTCAGTCACCGTGTCTGTGTTTGTCAGCAGTGCGCCGCCTGCCACAACCGGAGCTGTAGGGTCTTCCCATGTGGGGGCCGCTGCGCCGTTGGAAGTCAGTACTTTGCCTGTTGTACCGGCTGCCGTCAAGGCGTATGCCGTGCCAGTACCATAGGCCACACCGCCCAGCGTGGGGGTTGCGTTTGTGTTCGTGCCGCCCGAGGCAATGTTCAGGGGCGTTGTGCTCAAGGTGAGCGACTGAGCCGCCAGATTGGTGGCTGTCAGTGTGGTGCCGTTCCAAGTCAGGCCAGAGGAGCCGTTGAAGTTCCCGCCGTCATTGAACTGCACCTGCGTGTTCGCACCACCAGCTTGGCCTCCGCCAACCCGTTCAAAGTCAGTGCCGTTCCAAGCCACGATGGCCTGATCGCCAGCAAGGATCGTCACCCCGGTAGTCGGAGATGTCGGACCCCCGCGCACCACAATCGCCTGTGTGCCGCCCGTGTTGTTGAACACCACATACACTTTGCTGCGCTTGGGGGCCGTGATGGTTCGCGTCACAGTACCTGTTGCCGTCCAGTTAATAACCGCTGCTCGGGCTTGGTTGGCTACCCCGTCTGTGTCTGTCAGCGTAACGTCGGCGTCTGTGCTGAGCGTCACTGTACCTGCAACCGCTGTGTCCAACAGTGCGGTGATCGAATCGTTAACCGTGAAACCCCAAAGACCGGCCAAGTCTCCCGTTGTCGGAAGCGCCAGTCCAAGGTTGGTTGTGTAATCTACGACAGCCATTTCTTACTCCTTAAACAACCAGCCAACGCTGGCCGCTGCCGACGGTAACCGTTACGCCAGAACCCACAGTCACAGGCCCAACGCTGATGGCGTTCTTGTTTGCTGGGAACGTGTAGTTATTGCTGATGACGATGTCGTTCAAAGACACCGGGGCTTCTTGAGCCACTGTGCCCCAAGCAAAAGCAGAGACGTTCCAATACAGGTACGTGCTCGACGCTGTTGGCGCAGCGGCAAATGCCGATATGCCTGCGCTGGCTTGATAGATCAACTGGTTGGCTGCACCGCCTGCTACGTTTGTAGCTGTACCCGCAGAAGTGGCCGCGCCGCTCAGCGTGGCCGTGATCGTGCCAGCGGAGAAGTTACCCGAGGCGTCCCGAGCTACAACCTTGTCTGCCGTGTTGGCAGAGGTTGCGTCTACCGCAAATGTTCGTGCAACCGAGCCATCGTATGTGCCAGTGCTGGTCAGGAATGTGCCTGCCGTCAGCGCGTTTGCCACCGATCCAGCTTGGCCGGTGATGTTGCCTGACACAGCCGAGCCGCTGATGGCAATCGGCGTATCCGTCACCGAGGTCACTTGGCCCTGAGCGTTGGTCACAAAGACCGGAACACTTGAAGCCGAGCCGTATGTGCCAGCGGTGCCGGTGTTGGTGATGCTGAACTGCGTGCCGGTAAGGGTCAGGCCCGTGCCCGCGCTGTAAATCTGCGCAGAAGAAACTTGCGCAAACGTGATGTTGGTCGTACCGAACGTAATCGTTCCGACGGTGTTGCAGGTATATGTCTCACCCGCACCTGTTGCGCCTTCTTGAACGAAGAAGGTTGAGCCCTCACTCAGTGTGTCAGGGCCAGCAATCCCGAAGGTGTCCGCATCATCCGAACGGGTCAAGACCCAGTTGGTCGAGCCAGAGCCAATATCCGTGACCACGTACACGCCGTTTTGCGTCTGTGTGGTCTGCTGGTACACCAGCACGCGGTCGTTGACGGATACAGTCACGCCGTCGATAACCAGAGCAACCTGCGTCCCTGCGTTTGTCAGCGTAGCGCCTACCCCAGAAACGCCGTTGTTGTATGTGGCAGTCAGGTTGATCGGGGACTCCACCCGCACAGGCTCATGGAAGTGAATGCCGCTTGCTACCAGCGTGTCCACGTAACTCTTGTTGACGATGTCCGTTGCCGCTGAAGGCGTTGTCGAGACCGTACCCGCCGTGATGTTGGCGGATGTGATGTTGGCCGTGCCTGCATTCAGCGTGACAAACTCGTGCTGGACCGTGGCTGTGCCCGCCTCGTTCTGGTACACCGACCGAGAGGACGGGTAGCTGACAAATACGTCTTTGGTGCCAGCAGCAAATGTGACCAGAGAGCCTGCGTTGCTGGAAGACAGAATCGTGGTGCGGGACAGCGTTGTGCCGCTGGCCGTATACGTACCAATGCCGACTTCCCAATCGCCTGCTGCGGGGTCCGCAATGACGTAGTAGGTGGAGTTGCCATCACCGATGGCCGCGAAGCCTTGAAAGCCCGATACCGCACCGGCCAGAGTGATCGTCCCTGTTCCGGTTGTGGTGGTGGTTTCCTTCACCCGATCTCGTAGTACCAATGCCATGTTTTTTCCTTACGACGGGATGTGTGTCCAGCCGGGATTTTGGGTGTCGTCAACCACCGTCCAGCCACCGCTTTGTGTGTTGTTTATGGCTTGCCAGTTTGCGTTTTGGCCGTCATTAATCGTGGCCCAGATTAACACATCGCCCACGTTGATGTATAGCTGAACGCCCGTCACGCGAGCGTTGATTTCCCTGACAGGCAGGTACGAATCAAGGGCTGCTACAGCTTCTGCAACCGTGGCCGCAAAAATGGTGCGCACGGGGTATTGGTCGGTGGCAGTTGCACCTTCGGCCAGCGCTGCGTTCACAAACCGAGCGGTGGTGAACTGATCGAACACCAGCCCCGTCTCTTCGATAAACGCAACAAACTGCGCCTGAGAAACGTAAGCGTCAGCGCCCGTAGCAGCTTCTGCAACCGCAGCAACGAAATCAACGACAGCCGCGTTGAAGTCAGAGCCCGTACCGCTCTCTGTCACCGAGATGTTGAACACGTTGTTGATCGTGTCAAATACCGAAGCGCCTGTGGCTGTTTCAGCCTGCGTGGCCCGAAGGTTAGCGATGACGGACTGGATGGCCTGCGCTGTGGCTGTTTCTGCTGCGACCCCCAAGAAGGTGGTCAGAAGAGACTGTGTGCTGCTGGCGGAAGCGGCTTCTTCAACAGAAACGGCAACCGTGGCCCCGCCCAAAGAAGCGAAGGGAGACTGCGCAAATGTTACATCTCCGAACACCGCTCAACCCATCAAGCTGCATCAAGCGAGAACTGGTATGTGACGTTCAGCGTATCGCCGCTGGCCACAGACTTGTCGCCACCAGTAAAGTTGCCGACCGAGAACAGCACGCCAGAGTTGTCTGTTGTGGTCGCCAAGAAAGCGCCTGCAATCGTAGCGGTGCCGGTCATGCTGAAGGCAGAAGGCGACGCAGAGTTGCTCACAACAGACGGGTCGGCTGTGGTCGGAATACCGAATGTCACAGTCTTGCGGCTGCCGGTGTAGGCTGTGTTTTCAGTCCAGCCAGCGTGGGATGCCAGTGTGTCTCCAGCGGCGTAGGTGTTGCCAGCGCCGGGGCCAGTCACCAAACCCAAGTACCAAACAGCGGTATACCCCGCCGCCTTGAAATACTTGTCGTTCATGTCCTGCAAGCCTTGATTGACCACCAAGTTGTGGAACGTGTCGGACCACTTCTCAACGCCGTCTGGGCCTACGCAAGTTACGGTGTAAACGCCGCCCGCCGAAGCAGAATCACCACTGCGAGGGAATGTCAGCAGGCTGGCGGTCACAGCGTCTTGTGCTTTGCTTTTTTCGATACTCATGGTGTGTCCTTTAGGAGATTCGCACGATCGCGCTGTTGGCGTCGGGGGTTGGGAAGATGACGGTGAATGTATCGCCAACCACGACTTTATCGGACCCGAAGTCCAGTACGGCAACCGACTTGTTGCCTTCTGTCGAGTTGTAAATCAGCGCACCGCGTGCTGTGAATGAGGCGTTGGGCCAAGACGTATTGGCAAAAGACCAGTACGAAGTCGGGGTGCCTGCAAGGTTGTTGGCTGCAACAGGGGTCACGCTGATCGTCAGTGTGTTGCCTCCGGCCGTATAGCCTGTACCAACGACTTCGCCGCTTGTGGTGTACACCGCAGTGGCTGCGTCCAAATTGGCAGCGGCGGTGTACAGCGCGATCTTGAAAGTATCGGGCGATGTGGGGCCAAAGTTGTGGATGCCTTGCGGCAATTCCACCTTGAAGCTGGTTGTTGCTGTTTGCGCGATCGTCATATCAGGTCACTTTCTGGCGGAATTGGCCAGAGCGGTAGGCATCCTGCCGCTCCATGCCGTCGCCCAGACGTTTGGCCAGCGCAAGCGCTTCCATGAATTTCTGGTTGTACAGCGTCATCATGTCCGTTTCCCCCTTCATGTAGGTGTACGCCTCAACTAGCGAACCATACAGAAGCACAGAGTCGAAATTGTCACCAAGCCACGAAGTGCCTGCATCCACAATCGACTCAGGGTAGTAGAAGTAATGGAGTTCAACTCCAAAAGCCGCAGATGGGGTCGGCCCGAGAATGAAGGACAGCTCGTTGGGGTCATTGGTCTGGGTCCCAAACAGTGCGTAGTACTTAGGCAAGCCGGTGGAATTGGGGGTCGGGTACGCCTGCCGGATGAAGTTGACATCCTTGTTGAGCAGGTACTCGTACGCGCCCGTGGCGTCAATCACAGCAAGAGAGTACGGGGCCAAGAAGTCGGACGGGCACTGAAGGTACTTGTTGTTGACTGTCGTGTTGCCCGTGACGTTTTTGCGCAGGGAGGGGAACTGCACCGAGTTGTAGACGCGCTGCTCAGTTTGCT